TTTTTTACCAGATGGTAATACAAAAAATACTTTCTTTTGGCAAGAACGAGCAATGATTCGTTTACCATTCAATGGTATAAAAGGCGAATTAGAAAGCAAACAAACAACAGTACGTGTACCTTGCGTAGAAATGTGGGGAGATACTTGCCCAATTTTAACAGAAGTACGTACTTGGTTCAAGGACAAATCATTAGAAGAAATGGGTCGTAAATATTGGAAAAAACGTGATTATATTTTCCAAGGATTTGTACGTGAAAATCCCTTAGCCGATGACAAAGCTCCTGAAAATCCAATTAGACGTTTTATCATTGGTCCTCAAATCTTTACTACCATTAAGGCAGCATTGATGGATCCAGAATTGGAAGAATTACCAACAGACTTGTTACGTGGATTAGACTTCCGTATCAGTAAAGGTTCTAAAGGTGGCTTTGCTGATTACTCAAGCAGTAAGTGGGCACGTAAAGAGTCAGCATTAACTGAAGCTGAACAAGCGGCAATTGAAAAATATGGCTTATATGATTTAAGCACGTTCCTTCCAAAACGTCCTAATGAAGTCGAATTGAAAGTTATCAAAGAAATGTTTGAAGCTTCAGTTGACGGACAAAGTTTTGACACAGAGCGTTGGGGTGCTTATTATCGTCCAGCAGGTGTTTCTGCTCCAGCAGGATCGGCTACTACAGCCGCAACACCAGATGTTGATGAAGATATTCCGGCTCCAACAGTTAAAGCCGCACCAGCACCGAGCAGTGACTTTGATGATGAAGATGACGCACCAGTAGCTTCTGCTCCTGTGTCAACTAAGCCTTCGACACAAAGCTCAGCCGATCTTTTGGCAATGATTAGAGCTCGTCAAAAGCAGTAACACAGTCAAATTAACACAGGGTTCGCCCTGTGTTAATACTTCTATTATTCAAAGGATTTAAATATGGTTAAGCCATTCGATGTGTCAAAATTTAGGAAAGATATCACTAAGTCAATCGACGGACTTAGTATAGGATTTAATGATCCAACTGATTGGATCAGTACTGGTAATTATGCTTTGAACTATCTTATTTCAGGAGACTTCAATAAAGGTATTCCGTTAGGTAAGGTTACAGTATTTGCCGGTGAGTCAGGCGCAGGTAAAAGTTATATCTGCTCAGGCAACATTATTAAAAATGCCCAAGCACAGGGAATTTTTGTTGTACTGATTGATAGTGAAAATGCCTTAGATGAAAATTGGTTACAGGCATTGGGAGTAGATACCAATGAAAGTAAATTACTTAAACTAAGTATGGCAATGATTGATGATGTAGCAAAAACTATATCAACATTTATGTCTGAATATAAAACATTACCTGATGGCGAACGTCCAAAGGTATTATTTGTTATTGACAGTTTGGGTATGTTACTTACGCCAACTGACATGAATCAGTTTGAAGCAGGTGATTTAAAAGGTGACATGGGACGTAAACCTAAAGCACTTACAGCACTAGTTCGTAATTGTGTCAATATGTTTGGTAGTTACAATGTTGGCTTAGTCTGTACCAATCATACATACGCTAGTCAAGATATGTTTGATCCCGATGACAAGATTTCAGGCGGACAAGGATTTATCTACGCATCAAGTATTGTGGTTGCTATGAAAAAACTTAAACTCAAAGAAGATGAAGATGGTAACAAAATTTCCGATGTGATGGGTATTCGTTCGGCTTGTAAAGTTATGAAAACACGCTATGCCAAACCATTCGAAGGTGTACAAGTTAAAATTCCTTACGAAACAGGAATGAATCCTTATAGCGGATTAACAGACTTGGCAGAGAAAAAAGGCTTACTGAAAAAAGATGGCAACAGATTAATGTTTGTAACATCAGATGGAGAAATTATTAAACAATTCCGTAAAGGTTGGGAAAGTAACGAAGAAGGTTGCTTGGACAAAGTAATGGAAGATTTTAGTAATCAAAAAGAAACGGTAAGTACTGAAGACACACAACCGGAGGAATAAAAATGTCAGTAGAATTAGCTCGTGAAATTTGGGATGAAATTAAACGTTATGTCAATACCGTTGATCGTAGTGATGCTGCCGAAACATTGGTCAGCGTATTAGTCGATAATGATATTGACGCAGATGAAATTAAATCAACTTTCAAATCAGATTCAGAAATTAAAAAGGCTTTGGCTAGTTATCTTAAGGATCATGTCGAAGACGAAGATGATGAGGAAGAAGATGACGACGATGAATACGAAAGATATTAATGTGGTATAGTCGAATCACTGCTGACTTAGGTGTGATACCGGATTTTATTGCACACTATGAGCAGGAACTTGACGATGCTAAACGAGATTGTCGGGTAGGCGGATTAATAGAAAAAAATATTACCGCCTTACCGGGAATCACTGAACACAGATTTAATCAGCTTCAAGAAATTGAAGCTGTTTTAAATTATCTCAATATTCAATTACGTAAAATACGACGTAAACATTTTCAAAAATATTTAGAAGGATACGCCCGAGCTCTTACCAGTAGAGATGCCGAAAAGTATGTTGACGGCGAAGATGAAGTCATTGACTTTGAAACAATTATCAACGAAGTGGCTTTGCTTAGAAATAAATTTTTAGGTGTTATGAAAGCCATGGAGTCGAAAAATTTCATGTTAGGACATTTGGTAAGATTAAAATCAGCAGGAATGGAAGACTACAATGTTTAGAAACGACACAGAAGCGCATGAACACAGTTTATTAACACTGAATCAACTTTATGAGTACGACGATTTTATGATGTCGATAAAAACTCTAGCAGATTTAGGCTGCGGAACTGGAAGAGACATTGAATGGTGGGCAACACGTACTACTCGTGATGATTACAAAAAGCCATTAAACATCAAGTGTCAGGGCATAGACATTGTTGAAAGTTTGTCAGTGGCGCAAAAATATCAAAACATAACTTATCAACGTGGAGATTTTGAGTCAACACTGGGAACGATAGACAATGGATTTGATATATTGTGGTGCCATAATGCTTTTCAGTATTCAGTCAACCCTCTACAAACACTGGTTAATTGGCGTAAAATATCTGCTAAAGGCGGAATGTTGATTTTAATTGTGCCACAAACCACAAACATATACCAACGTGATTTAGATTTTACACAGCAAGATGGCTGTTATTATCACCATACTATGGTTTCACTTATTCATATGTTAGCAGTAGCAGGTTGGGACTGTAAAGCTGGATTTTTCAAAAAAGAACTGAACGATAACTGGCTTCATGCTGTAGTATATAACAGTGATGTAGAACCTTTCGACCCCAAGACCACAAGGTGGTACGATTTAGTAGAAGCTAAACTACTACCCGAAACCGCTGATAAGTCAATAAATGCCAGAGGCTTCTTACATCAAAAAGACCTAGTCTTGCCTTGGCTTAATAAGTCATTGAATTTTGTAGGAAATTAAAATTATTCCAAAATAGGTTGATTATTTTGTATATAGACAATATACTTTAATCTGTAGTTAAGTAAACAATCTAAAGAAGTAAACTCAAACATCGCTCAAAGGAGATCAAAAATGAGTAAAAATATTAAAGCAGAAGCTTTCGATCCATCAGCGGGATCACAAACTCACAAAATGAGTTTAGTAGAGGTAGCACACGCTGTGGCAGATGTTGCCAATATCCAGTTGCCTGTTAAACACAATCGCAGTTATGAAAATAAAATTAAATTTGCCTGGGTCCCAGTCAAAAAATGTAGCATAAATTATCTACGTCAGCGGTGGCCAGAACCTCCACATATAAAAAGATTATTAGGTAAATGGAATATAATATGTGCTACTCCTTTACAGGCTCGATATAGTGCTAAAGAAGACATATATTATATTGCCGACGGACAGCAACATGGAATAGCTTGGGTTTTAATCTATGGTGAAGATAGTCTTGTTCCAGTAACTTATATAGAATCAGAAAACGAAGACGATGAAAGTACAATGTTATTGGCATTAAATACCGGTAATGAACCTATGAAACCTTATTTTATACACAAACAGCAAGTTATGATGAACAATACCATGGCTGTAGATTTGGAAAATGCGGTATCAAATTCAGGATGTCAAATCAGTTATCGTAAACGTTCGGCTGGTTGTATTACAAATATTGGACATTTATACATAGCCAGAGATAGTTTTGGATTGAAAGATTTGGAATTTGGACTTATTAAAATGAAACGCCATTGGCCTACCAAATACATTCAAACAGATACACTACGTGGATTATTACAAATTAGAAAATTGTTAAAAGATGATAAGGTCAATAACTATAGTGACAGTTTATTTGATGATATTATCCGTACCGTTAAGGTTAGATATGTTGACGAATCGGGTATCGTTGACGCCAAAGTATTATTCAATGCCGTACAAGATCAATGTAGAGTTGATTTAGAAACTACCAGTATTGATGCCGAAAGCAAAATGGCATCAGGCATACTAAGCATTTATGAACAAGTAAAAGGCGTTGATGTTGTAAAAGGCAAACGTCCATTTAAAGATTTAAAAATGGCGGTGATAAAATGATACAGTTAGGATATAATAGAAAAACTTACGGCAGTATGGCCACATTCAAACGATTCGTAGAAGCACTTGATCGAGGTGAGTCCCCGGAAGTTGCCATGCGACATGTATGGGTAGGAAAAAATCATAGAACCAAAAAGACTGGACATGATGCCATGTTGGCTATATGTGGATACAAGTGCGCCAACCCACGCTGTAATAATGTTTTAGACTATAGTTTAGGTGGTAATATCAAAGGTAAAAAAGCCAGCGATAATATGCCTAGTTTAGACCACATTATTCCCACAAATAAAGGTGGTGCGGACAGTATAGAAAATTATCAAATTTTATGTAAACGCTGTAATACTGCCAAAAATGACATGTTTGGGAGAGAAGATGCTGAACGTCAGCGTGGTATTGCAGACATGATAGATAAGGAGATAGTATGAAAAAATTATTTCCAATGAAAACATATAGAATAAATCTAAAAGATTTAAATCATCCTAAAGATTTATTTAAAATATTCAAAAAATTAGACATAGATGCGTATAACTACAAAATAACTGCAGTAGTGCCTGGCTTTTCAAATATGGTTCCAGAAGTTAAAGTACTCAAAGAAGGTCAATCAGCTGATCTAAAAAGTTGTCAAGGAGAAAGGATTTATCGGCAAGCAGGGTGTTTGACTGGATGGCCAAACAATTTCAAATTAAGCGATGAATGGTCTGGTAGTGATATAGATAGTGTAGCACAAGATTTTAAACAAAGGTATGGCTTTGAATTAGATAGAAATTTGGTTTCTATTGATATAATTGATATGTCCGCTGGTAGCTCAAATCCAAATTTAGAAACTCGTAAAAAAGAACTAAGTAAAATTACAAAGGATTTAGAAAAACAAAGAATTAGAGAACATTTAGAAACTTACGGCGAATTGCCCATGGGTAACAAAGATTTTTCTAGTCTTTTAGCAGAAAGAGCTTATAGAAATTCAAGACGTCTATCTAAGTTTATAGAATTTATTTAAATTTTACAAATAAAATTAAACTAATTTACCCCGTTTTCGGGGTATTTTTTTGGTTGACCCAAAATTCCAAATTCTGTATAATACTTGTATTATGAAAAATAAAGCACAAAATACGCAAAAAACTAGGGCTCATATTGTGTTGTTTTTGAACAACAGTCCGTTTAAATCACGAACTGTTGAGCTAAAAACACGATATAAGCGTCAAGAAAAACATCGAAATAAAGCCTATTTTGGTTGACCCAAAATCTATTAATTGCTATAATATATGTATATTAATTAATAAGGAGCTTATATGAAATTAAATGTTAATGATAAAATTACTTGGGTAAGTGCCGCAGGTAAATTAAAAGGAACAATTAAAAACATCGTATTAGCCGAAAATGCCGCAGGAAAAACAGTTCCTTGGATTGATGT